GTTGACGCTCAGGTCGCCAGTAACCGTAGCGTTGCCGCCGATGTTGGCGGTGCCACCAATATGCAAATCTTTCCACTTTCGATCAGATATACCGAGGTCAATAAGGCCATTACTGCCAGCGTTAGCCGTTAAATCCCAAGGATATAGGGCACTGCTAGATTCATTAAACAATATGCCAGTGTCACCACTGCCGATCGTAAGCGTGCTGTTTATCGTGCCAATGCCGCCGACCAGCGCACCCGCTTTATAAAACGTCTGTACGTAACCGTCACTCGATAAGCGATTTGCAGAGATAGGTACTCCGCCATCGCGTGTCGCCCACAATTGCCCTACACCCCTGACCTCAGCGCCGACAGTACTAAAGCTCGTAGACGATTTGCCGATTAAAAGATTGCCAGAATTGTCTACTCTTGCCTTCTCATCAGTCGATGAGATTTTGAACTGAAATGTCGCATTGCTTCTGTGGTCGATGAAATCCATGTCGTTACCTTATGACCAGTTGACTGTTAGCTTGTTGTTCAAGCCTTCCATTACGTTCGTGACGCCGCTTCCCACAGAAACATATCCCGCGTCCGTCGTGCCAGTTTTGATTAAGCAATTGTTGCCAGTAACAATTCCTGCAAGCACAACGCTAGATGTCGTAGGCTTAATCAATATACAAGCCTCACCCCTATCCGTTTTTGCTGTATTACCGACTACTTGGAAGTTCTGCACGTCGCCTACTTCAATGCGCCGATTGGTTACGTTACCAGTAATAACTGCCGTATTTGTCGTATCGACTAGGACAAGGTTTTGGATTAGCGGGTTATTAGCAATCTCTACCTTTGCCGTTCCGTCAGCGCCGTCACTCGTTATCTGTACCGAGCCAGTAATCAGCCCGTTATGCGCTACTGTAGTTTGTCCGCCATTGTTTGCGCTTGTCGACGCAATAGAGCCGATGCGCTTGTTGTTCGTGATATTTAGCGAACCAGTAATTGCTGTGCTGTTAGTGACGTCGCCGTATATATACGAATTGGTGATGTTGAAGTCATGCGTTTCGTCGGGTATCTGTGAGCCGCCTGCGTCAGCATTTGCCGCCCTAAATATAACCACGTTGCCATAAACCAACGAAACCGTACCTGTACCAGTGCCGCCGCCACTTGGCTTGAAGCGAAGTCCAACCGTGTTGCTAGGCGTACCCATAGTAGTAAAGTCAGTCGTACCGATGCTGACGATCTCATACAAAATAGTTGAAATGATTACAGTGCCTGTGCCCGTCGCACTGCTAGTATTCGCTGTAAAGGTGTCACCTACTGCTGGATCATCTTCACCGCTATAGCCGATGTCAGTCCACACCGTATCGCCTAGAGACACGATTGCATAAGTCGTACCGTTAACGATCTCGTCAGCATTAAGAGTTAAGTCAGTGACGTTAATCGTCGAATCGTAACCGCCCTCCAAGTACACATCATCAATAGTGGCATGATGCGGGTTGTCTATCTTGATATCACCGTGCGAGATATAGCCGTGGGAAAGTCTTATATCCTGCTCGACTCGTGAGTTAGGCAGTAGCAGAAAGCTAACAGCGTCATCTAAGTTTCGGCAGATTCCCTCTACGTGGAAGTTCTGTATGTTGACGTTCATTTTGTGCTGAGCTGAGCCACGTATTAGCTTGTTAAAGTAGGCGGTCGTGCTCGATGTCCTTAAAAATACATTATTTAAAAACGCTTTAGTGCCATCAGTCATATACAGTTGAAGCAACGAGTTATCCATGCCAAACCCGTCAGCCAGTGTATCTTTCGCTGATCTTGCAGTGACATCTACGTGCAAGTTGTTGACGTTGGCCAGCTCGCAATCCTCTAGCCAGAATGCGCCCGATGGGTTGTTGCTAAATGAGCTGGTTGAGTCATTCGTAATCGTAATGTTGCTGGCGTTAAATATCTTGTTACGGTCGGCTGTAACACCCGCTGAACCGTAGTTTTTTACGCTTGCATTTGTGATGTTGTACTCGCCAAACGTCACAACTAAATTAAATGAGCCTTGCGGGCATGCTGTCGTTGTTGAAAAGTTCATTGCCGCGCCATTTACGTTAAACGTATCGGGCAAAAGCCCCACGTCTTCCGTATAAACGTCGGATATGAGCGTGCGTCCGCCTTGCGTAACACCGCCATCTTTTGAGTGAAATACTGCTACGCTATTAAACGATATGTTTTTAAACACGCAGTCTTGAATGATATTAGTTCCTCGAGAGTCAATGCGTATGGCCGCAATCGCGTGGATGTTTTCAAATCGGCAGTTTGTAATCCTTACTTCAGTGTCAACATTATCTGCGTTGACTTTAAAGGCCGCAGACAACTCAGGCTGGATAGTTGAGTAATTAAAAAACGTCGTAGCGGCTTTGCCTGTACCACTACCTTCACCTGTCGCAGTAAATTTTGTATTTACGGTGGGATTCGCACCCGCGCCAATGCCTGTCCAATTAGTATCACCTAACTCTGTGATGTAGTATTCAGTGCCTATGACGAATGAACCTGCGTTAACTACAACGGCAGGCTCAGACACCCACGGCTCATTGCCTGTTTTAAAAGTGCCTCGACCACCATCAAACACGACGTTGTCTAGCTCGACAGTCATCTTTGTAGTGCCTGATCCAGCATCGCAGTTAATACGGCCTTGTGCGCCGTATGAAGTACCTAGCTTAAACTTGAAATTCCTTAATCGTAGGAAGGCACCTGTTGCGTTTATATCGTCTGTGATGACGTAGGTCTTATTACCGCCGTCTAATACAAGACCATTTGTGCCGACCTCAGTAGAGTTGAAGGCTTCTTGAAGCTTTACGTGGTCAGAATTTACGCCATCGCCTACAACTCCATAATCAATCGGCGATATGATCTCATCAATTTTATCAGTAACGTCATCAGTAATATCTGTAGTGGCCGCAACCACTGCAAATTCATTCTCGCTATCGGTCGGATCTGACTTGTTGCCTGTGTAATCGACAGACTTAAGCCAGAAGTATTTTTGGGTCTCAGTCGTTTCGTCACCAGCCAGCGGATAGACAAACTCCTCACCGTTAATTACGCCATGAGGTGACGCAGGAATGCTGTCAGAGTTAGCAATGTAAACCTCAACGTGCTTAAAATCGTCGTCTGTCGGATTCGTCCACTCTGCGGTTATCTGTCTAACGCCGCCTGTAAGGCTCAAGCTTGTGGGCTTTGCAGGCGGTGTTACATCACCTGCAAGGCTTGCGACATTTAAGGTCGTGCCTGAGCTTCTAACGCCAATCAGGTTTTGTGCTTTGACGGTAAAGTCGTACTCAGAGCCGATCGTTAGCTCTGCAATGCGTAACCTATTCTCCCTAGTCTGATACTCAAAGACATTACCATCTTCGTCCTTCTCTACAGTAACAATGTAGAACTCAACGAATGCGTCACCTAAGACAGGCCACGATAGATCAACAGAAGTAATGATCCTGCCGTCTGGCCCCTTCAGGCCAATAGGTGTGTGCGTTATCGTGCCGACATTAGCGACCGTTCTACCGTCGTATAAATCTAGCTCTCCACCGCTTAGAAAGTCCTCTTCATCGCTAGTATTCCAGTCGTACAGTGCGGCGGCTGTCTCTATACAGCTAAGGTTAACGCCTAGTGCGCCTTCAGTAATTGCAAGCGAGTAGTCGATTACCTCAAACAGCTTATTATCGTAGTTAAGGTGGTCGTTGCTCACCTTTATTGTGTCGCCAACTTTGACGCGCAAGCCTTTGAGGTTTGTTGTCATAGTTATCACGGTTTGCTGTCGTGATTTCAGCAACGCTATCTTGGCTAGTCGCTGTGCTTGTCTGTTGTTAGTGACACATGGAAGCGCCATATCTAGATAAATAGGGTCGCCATCCTCCGCCTCATACGTGGAGCTAATTTGTGCAGGGTAATCTAAAACCTTAAAGTTCTTTTCCTCAGATACAAAGATGCCCTTGACGCCGTTGTATATGCCTCGGCGTGACTGCTTAGTCTGCGTTTGGATATCGCTAATAATGTCGGCTTCGGTAAATGATACATTTTCAGCTACATACGCAGTGCCTGTGCCGCTACCTACACCTGTCGCCGTAAACTCTAAATCGACTGTATTTGCTGATGCACCAATGGTTTCAAAGTCCGTAGTGCCGACAGTCAAAATTCTATACGTAGTACCGATAACAAAACTTCCTGCATCTACAGCGAGCAAGCCTGCGCCATCCACAAAATACTCGCCGCCTGAGTACGTCAGTCGTCCGCCCATAGAAGCTAACAGTTGCTCGATGTTGGCTTTTATTTGGTTGGCTGTGTCAATGACGCCATTACATTGATAGCGGTCTTGCGCGCCGCTCCCTGCAAGTGCAACTTGCTCGTCACAGAGGTTAGCCGCGTCTATGACTGATTGGTTGTTTATGTTTGCCGCTACCTCGCCAAGACCATAGCTTTGGTCAAGCATGTAGTCACGCAAGCACAGCGCAGGGTTTTGGCTGTACGCTGTTGTTGACGTTCTCGGGTCGTATACTTTTTTGCCGCGTATCACTGCGGTAATGTTCGGGACGCCCTGCGGGAATTTGTCAGCGTTCCACTTTAACTTGAAAGCTATGTAAGCAATACCTGACAGCTTATGGTGTTCAGTCCAAAGCGTGTTTGCATCTTCTAGCTGATCGGAATGAGCCTGTCCTGATGTACCAAATTTAAGGTCAATATCAACATACGTTTCCCAATCATCTTGGAACTCACCGCTTGCCGTCCATATCTTATTATCGTTGAACCAAATTTCGTCGTAGGCTTGTATCTCATGCGTAGCAAACACAATGGCCATGTTCAAAAACTCGTTGTCATCGCCCGAGTGCGAAATAAATACAACCTGACCACCGACGCGCATTCTGCCGTAAATGATTTTGCGACTACTTGCAGGCTCACGGGTCGTCTGAGTGATGCCCCGCATCTGTGCGCCGATGTTTGGCTTTGGAGCCAGCGCGCGCGAGACCATCGACAGGCCAGCGCCTACAGCAAAATAACCTGCAAAGGCCGTTAAGCCAGTAGCACCAAAGAAAGCTAAGACGCCTGGTAACGCCGCCGCCCCTATTGCGGTTGCTAATCCTGCAATTGCCGAAATAGCCATGTCGTTACCTCAGAACTAAAGAGTAAACGCGCTCAATTTCTTCAAAGTTCAATCGCTCGAGGATTGCGTCGAAGGGCTGATGCGCTTTGGTATTTATATGTAGCTTGGTAATGCCTTCAGCCGCTAGTGACTCAATTGCGTACTTAATAAGCTTGACGCCTGTAAGCCCCTTACGCGCAGGCTTAGTTAGAAAAATAACGTCGTTGTTAGCAAACAAGTGGTCGCGATAATGAAGCGACTTGCTAACGATGACCACAAAGTAGCCCATCAACTGATCGTCTTTCCTAGCTGTGTAGATTCGTAACGCATTGACGGCGTCGAGCCGCGCATACGCTTGCCAATCAGGATTCATTTTGATGATGTCTTTGTTAAGCGCGATCTCATCATAGTGTTGCTTTAGTAAAGGCTCAATTTCACGCCTGACTTTTGCTAAGTTTTCGATTGCAAATTTCATTACGGTAAGTCTCCTGGGTCTTCTCTGCCGCCATCATTTCTAACGCCATTGCTTCCCGAGCCTCCCTCAAAGCTACGGCCCCACACGATTTCCTTCTCTGCCATCTCCGCAACGAATTCCAGCCCCTTGTCATTGGGGTAGTCAATCTTCTGGTCTTCTGCGGTATAACGACGTATGCGCGTGCGCTCAAACTCGATCAGCCGATTCTCAACGGTTATTTGTATCGTAGCGGTCTCGGCAGAGTCATTAATCACCATCGTGTCCATGAACCCGCTAAACACGGTAACAGGACTACTGATTACGCCGTTGCTTGCATCCATAGCACCAAGCAATACTTTCAGCTCACGGCCTTGGTAATCAACGTCACGCGCCTTAGCAAGTAAGGGGTCAGTGATGCCTGACAAGGTTGCGGTCATTCCGTTGGCTTGTAGCTCCGACGTTTCCGCTATTTCCCCAATCGACAACAGAGTGCCTGCGCCGACATAAGTGATGCCGTCAACAACCAAGTTGCCGATGCCATTCCACAAATACAACTGCGTGTGTATTAGGTTTGGTGGAGTCTCGTCGTCATAAACGTCATCAAATAGAAGTTGCACCAATACAATCGGGCGCACCAAATCGGCTTCGACAGCCGACTCCATCCCACTCGATAGCACCCTGCTCATATAGCCTCAACACAAGCAAAAGTGAAACCGTACAAACTAGCCTGATTAATACTCCATCCGATCTCATTAGTAGCTAAACGCCATGTCCCCTTTGGCAGATCAAAAGTCATACTCGCACTAGACGCCGCACTTCTGAGCGGTGGCATAATGTTGATAGATGTGCCGCTTGTTGCCTCTGTCACAATGTACAGCGCCGTGCCAATTTGGAAATAATCGCCAGCAACTACACCCGCAAACGTGCCTGTCAGTGTGGTCGCGTTTATAGCGCCTGTGCCTGTCCCTGTAGCCGTCGTATTGTGCAAAGGGTTGCCAAGGGTAAAGGTGTTAGCTTGGCCCCTTAGAGACGCAAAGAACGCCTCTACCTGCTTGGCTTCCGATCGCTTCAATGGTGGCAATTGGACCTCTGCCTCCCACCTTACACCCTGATGCTGGTAAACCTGCTGGTCATAGGTGAACGGTGACTGGCTGATAGCCGTTGCAGACCGTAGCCGCATGGTCATCGAGGTAAAGCCTATATTTGGAAACGCCGCCATTATGCACCCACCATTGCCTTACTGAAGCCACCGCCTCTCATTCTAGCATCTGCGACCGCTGACTTCGCGGCATTACTAATCTGTGGCAGTAAGTTAGCGATCTCAGCACGTACGGTTTGCTGTACGCCTGTAGTTACGTTGATATTCTGTACTACGGTAACACCGCCACCGCCTAACGCGTTGTTAGGTACTACAGAGCCATTGCCCGCTGGCACCATAAGCTCAGGGCCGCGCTCGCCTACTATGTAAGGCTGTCCACCTGTTACAGGGCCGCCCCTCGCTCTGCCACTGAAGTCCGTCGCCTCAATCCCAAGAAAGTCAGCGTCTGCGCGCGCATTGCTTATTGCGCCAGTAATCGCACCAAACGCCGCATCGACGATGTACTTCTGAACTAGCATCTGAATCAGGCTGTCGATGACTGACTTAGCCATAGACTTAATCGCGTCGCTAAACTTCTGTGCACCAGTGATTGCCGCTGTAAATGATTTGCCAAGCCCGTCAATGCCTTGATTTGCTAGCTTAATCAGGCCGTCTTGCAGGTCATCAGCTTGAGTCCGTGATTGCTTAAGACGGTCGATAAACGCCTCGAACTGACTAGGCGGTGCGGCCATTGTTTGTATCGCTTCGCCTGCGGTCGTGGCTACCTCTGCCGTTTCACGTACTAAGTCAGCAATGCCACGCAGTCCGCCTACAGTCCCGCTGAAGTCTACGCGGTCAATTTTCTCAAACGTCTGCAAAGCGAACGTGACAGGCTCAAGATTAAACTGCTCAAGGTTAAATATTGGCTTTTTGCCAAACCGCTCAAGCGCCTTATCTATCAACTGAGTAAACGAGATAATCGTGTTGATCTGTCCTTTAATTCCTTCAACCAGCGCGTCAAACAAAAAGTTAATGCCCGATATAACAGGAGAAAACAGATTCGCGGCACCAATAATCATGTTGAAGCCGATGATTACGCCGTTTACAAACTTCTCGAAGTTGTGCAGTGCAGATGATGCAAACTCTAAAAATGCCGCCGCTGAATTGATTGCAAACTCTCTAGCGCCACCTTCTGAGGCCATGAGGCTTTGCGAGAAAGTCGTAAGGCTGTTGGCAACAAATTCAATAGCTGGCGCAAGTGCGGCTGTAAACTGACTAACCAAGCCTTTCGATACGCTCATCATGCGTGTTATTGCGTCATTAGCAGACTCTACACCTGCCGCCGCATCGCTGGTCATTACTAAGCCGAGCGTTTGTGCTTCGCCTAGCATCTGCGCTAAGCCTTCTCGACCTTGACCCAAAGTGTTAACGAGCGCCGCACCTTCTGAGTCGAATAACTTAAACGCTAGACGTAACTTATTAGACTCGCCTTGTACGCCCTCAAACGCATCCGCAAGTACAAGCATACGTTGGTCTAGGGGTAGCCGCACCAGTTCTCTAGCATCTACACCTAACTCACGCAAAGCACCCTTGGCTTCACCTGTGCCGACAGCCGCCTCAGACGCTCTACGGGTAAACCGCTGAAGCGCCATATTCATCGTGTTGACTTCAACGCCTGTTAGTTGCCCCGCGTATTGCAGGGCGCTCAAGGCTTCGGTTGTGGTGCCTATCTTCCCCGCTGTCTTTGCAAGCGCATCTGTTGCTTTCAGTGAATTGCTTACTAGCAGACCGAGACCGCCAGCGCCTACTGCGGCAACTAGCGCGGTCTTAAAGCTGAAGAAAACTTTAGAGAGTTTGCCAAAGGCGGCTTGTATGCCGCGCAATGCTTTTTGCGTTTGGTCAAACGCCTTGATTACAATGCTTACGGTTTCAGTTGCCATCTTTCGACTCGCTCATGATCTTGAAGTAAGCGAGCCACTCATGGAACTCAGTAACCGTAATCTGCTCTACTTCTTCAATGGTCTTGTGTAACCGATCAGCCAAGGCAATTAAGTTCATCCGAGACTGATCGGACTTTAGTTTTTTTCGACATCCTCAAACCCCTCGATAGTGCCAAACATCTCGTTAGCAATATGAGAGACAACGGTTGTCTCCTCCCCCATTAAGTCGATGCGATCCTCAGCCGAGGTAAACAGCTTTTCGCCGTCCTTGCTCTCAGCTTTCATAAGGATCAGGTCAACCATTGCGGCAATGCTAGGGTTTTGCATTACTTGAGGGTGGCGCTTCTGCAACTCATTAAGGTCATAGCAGGTAAGGGGGCGACAGAACAAAACGAAATCGCCGTCACCGTCCCCCCATTCTGCAACGCTAATTTTGCGACGCGAGCCTTTACGACGCGCCCGCAATTCTTTAGCGAGACCC